CTAAATAAAAATAAATCTTGTAATTTCAGTTCGAAAGATACGGGGTATCAATTATCAGTACAAGTTCCAGCAAATTTTGAAGTTGAAGAAACTGGAGATAATTCATTACTTTATTGTAAGGTGAAATTAATGCATTCAGGTTTAAATAGAAATCATTCTAATGTCACTGATGATGCGTTAACTAAAGCTTCAAAAACGTTGGCTTATAAGCCGATTTTGGCTAATTTCATGGAATATGTAGATGAAAAAACAGGTGAAACATTAAAAGACTTTACATCTCATGATATTGCATTTGATAATGACGGCAATCCGATTTATCTTGAAAAGCAAATTGGATGTTTTACTGCTGATAAACCTACGTTTGAAGTTGAAGAAAAGACTGGTCATAATTTTTTGTATGGGTATTGTGCAATTCCAAGAGAATATACTGATGCTTGTTCAATAATTGAACGAAAAGGCGGTACAAAAATCAGTGTTGAATTGGCAGTTAATGAAATGTCTTTTAATGCTTCAACAAAAGAACTTGAATTAACTGATGTTGTGATTATGGGTGCGACATGCTTGGGTAAAAATCCCGATACTTTAGAAGATATTGAAGAAGGAATGAAAAACGCAAGATTAGATATTGCTGATTTTAGTGTTGAAAATAATTCTATTAAATTTAATAGAGACGAAGAATTGTTTGAACTTTTAGAGAGTCTTAAAGATACACTTTCTAATTTCAATAAAGAGCAAATTGCTCACCATAACTCAAAGGAAGGAGGAGTAAATAACAAGATGACAAAATTTGAAGAATTACTTGCCAAGTATGGTAAGACTGCTGAAGATGTGACATTTGAATACGAGGGAATGTCAGACGAAGAACTTGAAACGAAGTTTGCAGAGATGTTTGATGATAATAAAGATTCTGAAGAGCCTTCCAACAATCATGAAGATGAAGAACAGAAGTTTGAAAAAATTGTTCGCACATATGAGATTTCTCATGATGATATACGATATGCTTTATATCAGCTTTTGTCCGAGTTTGAATCTGCCGACAATGATTGGTATTTTATTAGTGCTGTTTATGACAATCATTTTACATACGAGAATTGGGATGGCAATAAGATTTTCGGTCAGAATTATACAAAAGATGGTGATAATGTTGCTTTTGACGGCGAAAGATATAACTTACATCGTGAATTTTTGACTGACAGTGAATTTGCAGAGTTGCAGTCTATGCGTTCAAATTATGCAGCGTTGGTAGACTTTAAAAATGAAACCGATGCCAAAGAACTTCATTCTCAAAGAGAAAAAGTCTTGACTGATAAAGCATATGAAATCATTTCTGCAAAAGACGATGAGGGTAATTTTATTAATGAATCTTTTGCGAAACTATATGAGAATATGGATAAATATTCTCCTGAAGACCTTATAAAAGAAGTTAAAATTCTTGTTGGAGAATATGCTTTGCAAGGCGGAGATGTTGAAACAAAAGTAGAAAAGAAATCTGCTGTCAAACATTTTTCTAATCCAAATGGTAATGAAAAAAAGACAAGTAAATATGGTACATTAAAATTCAAATAATATTCGCTCTCTCGAATTGATATGCACTTGCGTATCAGTTTGAGGGTGTTTTTTTTATGCAAAAAATTAAGAGGAGGAAATAAAAATGGCAAACATGAGCATTAAATATGAGATTGCAAAACATGCCACTGCAAACCCATCAAATGTATTGTCTGGTGGTACATACGGCGGTCATATGTTTTCAATCCTTTTGGGTAGCGATGCAGACAATGGTAATTTGATAGCCGTTGGAGATTGGGATAGTCTTGATCTATTTAAGGAGGCTGCTGTTACTAAATTTGAAGGAAAGATTGTAGAGAAGATGGGTAATGGTAATTATCTTGTATTGGTTACTGACCCCGGTGATGCAGTTTTGGTATATCAAGTTCCAGTAGGTGCAGAAGAATGGACAAATGAATGGAAGAAAGAAAGCAACCTATATAACAAGACTGGTGATATAGTTCGTTGTTATGGTTTGGTAAAGTACGATCGTTTTGAGGTTTCTGCTGAAGGCTTCAACGGTACACCAGAAGTTGGTTCTTCGATTACAGGCGTAGCTAATAAGAAGCTAACAGTAGCCTAATAAAAGTAAAGGAGGTAAATAAATGAGAATTTCAGATAATTTAACAAGAGTATTTTCAAAGCCTGAAAATGATTATGAAGGTTTTAAGAGTTTCTTGTATGACTATACACATGGTGTTCAGATATTTGATGAAGATGGTAATAAGGTAAGTTCTGCTCAAGCAAATGAAAAGATTAATAAAGTTTGTTTGGATATTCTCGGCTTTGACGAAGGATATAAACCAAGCAAAAGAGAGATAAAGAGAGCCATGAGAAGAAACGGTATTGAACTTATGGAAGTTCTTGAGGAAGCCATTGATTTCAAAGTTGAAACTGGTTTTCAAGATAATGAATTCTTTAATAATTTTGTTGAAAGCAAAAATATTGCAAATGGCGACCGAAACGAATATTGGGTTAAGAACAACGATGTCATCCTTACTGTTGCCAAGGTTTCGGGTGACCACCATGACCTTAATTATTGTAGGGTCTGCATAGCGTAAGCTGTGTATAAATACTGCATTTAATTGCTGGAAATTCCTAAAGCTATTCAAACTACAACGTAATATCTTCAAAGATATAAGCGTGAATGTGACGAAAGTAGAAAAAATTGAATAGATGGTGCAAGGTTAAATCCTAAACACTTTAATAATGGATAATCAGCAGCTAAGACCGAAAGGTAAAGTTCAACGACTATCCCCGAAAGGGACGTAAAGTACGTCAACAGGAGTACGGCTCAAGCGAGTGGGTGAAATCCCCTTAAATGGAAATGGTGCGATCCTTTAAATAGGATAAAGATATAGTCTGTTCTCATATGAAAATATGAGGAGTTTAAACTCAACTGGGAGTAGCGTCCCAATAAAATTATTTTCCGAAATACAATAATAAAAAGTGAGATGGATAAATGTATAAAGATATTATATCTGGTATTTATTGCATCGAAAATATAATAACAAATAAAAAATACATTGGACAATCAATAAATATCAAGGATAGATGGAGTAAGCATAAAAGCGAATTAAATCATCAAACGCATGATAATGATTATCTTCAAAAAGCATGGAATAAATATGGCGAAAACAATTTTAAATTTTATATTATAGAACGTTGCAACATTGAAGATTTAGATGAAAAAGAAATATATTATATTGAATATTACAATACCCTTAATAGAAATTATGGATACAATTTAAAATCTGGAGGGCAATGTAACGGTTCTCAAGTAACGGATTATGTGAAAGAAAAGCTAAGTAAAGCTTTAAAAAAGACATATGCCAATAATGAAGAAATTAGAGAAATGCGTAGAAAAGCTGCTTTGGCTCAATGGTCTAATCCAGAGATTAAAGCAAAAATATTAAAAGAAAACAATGGTATGTATGGCAAACATCATACCGCCGAGGCGAAAAAGAAAATAAGCGAAAAAAGAATGGGTAAACCATCACCACATAGGAATACAACTCCTGTTTTATGTGTCGAATTAAATAAAACGTTTCAAGATGCAGTGACAGCTTGTGAAAAACTTGGATTGAAAAAGACTAGTACAGGTAGTATTCTTCAAGTTTGTCGTCATGAACGAAAAACTTGCGGTGGTTTTCATTGGGAATTTATCGGAAAATAATATAAGTTAAACAAAAAGTACAATGCAAAAATTAGCAGAAGGTCAAAGTTTTTCTGTTCAAACTTCTAATTATGCAATAAAAGTTGGAATGGATATTGATGTTTATCTTTTGGGTAGAAAAGATTGGTCTGAATTTGTTGATGCAATTTCAGTTGCTTTCCAAGAGGAAGTTCAAATGGATATGTTTACTTCTTTTATAGAAGCAGATAATAAGCTACCGACACAAGATAAGTTTGTAATTACAGATGAGTTGACAAAAGAAAATAAAAGCAAGTTTGATGAACTAATTGAAGATGTCGAAGCTGCAAATGCTGGAGCAGATGTTGTAATCCTTGGACTAAAATCAGATCTACAAAAGCTTGAAAGACTTCAAGATGTAGATTGGATTGCTGATAGTCAGAAAGAAGAAAGAGCAAGACTTGGTAGACTTGGTTCATATGGAGTTACTACACTTGTAGAAATTCCACAAAGATTTGCAAAGAACGATGTTACAAAGAAACTTATTAAGCCAGGTAAGTTGTATATTATGCCTAATGTTGATAATAAATTTGTTAAGTTCACTGATGTTGGTGAGACAGAAATTATCGAAGTGTCTGAAAAGGGTGAAAGACAAGATGACTTCCAGACATATGAAGTTCAACGTGAAATGGGTATTGCTGTAATTTTGGACAAGTACCACGGTGTCTTTAATATTGCAAACTAATATATATAGACAGAGTAAAAGGAGATTTGATTAATGGCATATACAAAAAAAGTTGTTACAGAAAAGAAAACAGAAGAAACTGCTGACCAATCAGTTAACACTGAAACAACCAAAGAAGTTGAAGAAAAAGTAATGGAAAAGGTTGTTGAAAAGAAGAAAAGAGTTTTCAAAGACTCTGACCCTATTCTATGTATGTCTATAACACCCGGTCAACTTGGTATGTTTGGTTTAAAAACAAATATTCATTACAGTTGGGCTGCTCGCGGAGATGAAACAGAAGTGGAATATCAAGATTTGGTTGCCGCTATTCGTTCAGGTAAAAAGCATATTACTGAACCATATTTCGTTATTAAAGATGATGATTTTTTGGATGCTTTTCCTAATATAAAAAAAATATATGGTGATATGTATTCTATTGCAGATTTAAGAAGTGTAATTACTGATTTGGACGCAAACAGTATGAAATTGACAATCAATTCATTGCCTTCGGGAGCAAAGGAATCTATCAAGAATATAGTTTCATCAATGATTATGAATGGTCAGATAGATAGTGTTTCAAAGATAAAAACTTTAGACGAAATATATGATACAAAGTTTATGACAATGACTGAATTGTATGAAGATTAAGGAGGTGCGGAATGACATCTTCTTATGAAGATATATATTCTCGTTTCCTACAAAAATGCACAGATTATGATTTTATAGAATTGGACGAAGAAACTGTTTACGACAATATGGAAGGGTGGTTACATGCAGTTGCCTCCCTCCCCTATGTTCGTGTTAAATTTAAAACATTTAGTCTTAATGATGAAGTGTTAAAAATGAATTGGGAATTAAAAAATTCTATAGACGATAATTCTGACGAATTATTTGTCATTGAAGTATTTGCACAAGGAATGATTATTCAATGGTTAGAGCCTAAAGTAAAATCAATTCTAAATGTAAAACAATTTTTTGGTGGTAAAGAAGAAAAATTTTATTCCCAAGCAAATCATTTAAATGAATTACGTTCATTGTTATCAGACGCTAATATATCTTTAAGAAAACTTCTTAGAGACCACGGATATATTATTAATTCATATATAAGTGAGGAATAATGTCATGCAACATAAATACGGTTATTTTTCACAACGACAAATAGATTTAACAAAACAGTCTATTCGTAAATCTATATTTTTCTTATTGTTATGTGCAGATCCAAATACGAAACAAGAATATCAATACATAAATGTTAATGAGGCTTTTGTCAACTTATTGAATAGGTTAGGTGGATTAAATAAGCTTTTATATGAGCCGTCAGAACTTGTAACAATTATGAGTTTACTTGAACAGGCTTTGTCTCTATATGATGAAAAAGATTTTAATTTTAAATTGTATAGAAAGCTTTTACTGGATGCCGGCTCAGAAGCTTTGAAAATCAAGGGCGGTGATTAAGTGCTGTCTTTAGACTTATATAAAAGAACTCATTTGCGTAATGGTGTTCTTACAAACGGGCAAGTCCGAAAGCGTCAGTCGGACATGATTGAAGAACAGACTTGGTTTGAAGATATACAAAGTAGAAAATGCTATATTTATGATTATTTCCATGATGATAATAATCATTTAAACCAAGGTACGGACTATTCTTCAACTTCTAAGACACCTATAGACGCAAAATTCATTGTTACTCAATATGGAACATTGTCAAAAGACCAAGTTGAGTATCATTTACAACTTCGTCCGAATCAGAAATTAAAATTTAATGAGGGTGACGATTTATATTATTATGAAGAAAATTTTACATATAAATATGGAGCAACCTTCCCTATTGGTTTGTATTGTGATATTCCTGATGATAATGGAGTATATCACAAATGGCTTATTTGTTCAAAAGAGGTCGGAAATCAATTCATAAAATATAGTGTATTGCCTTGTAATTATTATTTCCATTGGATTGAAGTTCAAAACAATAAACGCATTAAACGCAAAATGTGGGGCGTTACAAGAAACCAAAATTCATATAACAGTGGATTGTGGTCTAACTATGTTTATACTACTATTGAAAATCAGAATATGGCTTGGTTGCCTATGAACAGTATAACCGAGAAATTATATTATACTCATTCTGATGATAAAAATAGTAATCAACGCATAGTAATGAGTGCTCCGATTGATGTTCCGATTGTTTGGAAAATCAGTAAAGTTGAAACTACTCAACCTTTTGGTCTTCAAAAGCTTACATTGTATCAAGATGTTTGGAAACCTTTTGCTGATTATATAGATAAAGAAGACAAAGATGACATTTTTGCAATGTATGCAGATTATTATTCAACCAACATTGAACCAGAGACTACTGAAGATAACAGTTCAAATAAAATTCAAATTTCATGTAATACCAACACTATTAAAGCAGGTGGTAGTTATAAACTTTTAAAAGTTGCTATTTTTGATAGTTCGGGTACTGATATAACGAATAAATATTTGGACAAATTCTCAATAGATTGTTGGAGATGTTATTTGAATGATGAAGATATAACAAA